CACACTTCTGGTCGTTTGACCTTAGTGCGGCAACGGATAGATTGCCCATTGGTATCCAGGTATTAGTTTTGGCGGCATTCACCCATTTGGGGTTTGCTCATACATGGGCGGAAATACTGGTACATAGATCTTACGCAACTCCAAAAGAGTTTGCGACGACGACAGGGGTGTCATCGGTATCTTATGCCGTAGGCCAGCCTATGGGAGCTTATTCCTCTTGGGGAATGCTTGCTATTACACACCATGCTTTAGTCCAATTCGCCGCGTGGCGAGTGGGGCATAGAGCCTGGTTTTCTTGGTATGCGGTACTTGGAGACGACGTCGTGATCTGTGATCGTGACGTCGCCAATGAGTATGTCAAGGTCATGGATGAGCTGGGGGTGAAGATCGGCTTTCACAAGTCGATAATATCCTCTAACTCGTCCTTGGAGTTCGCTAAGCGGTTCTTCTACAAGGGAGAAGAGGTTTCACCTCTATCCCTAGGAGGAATCGCTGTAGGCTGGCTTGGTCCTGGCTACGTGCCAGAGACCATTGCCTCCAGCGAGTCTCGGCATGGCAAGCAATTAACTTTGTACCATGTTGCCCGATACATAGGAGTTGGATTCAAGGCAGCTTCGGCAGCGACAATGCGGTCGTTCTCGGGGTTGCCGCGGATTCTCTCATCCGCGCTCCTGCTATTGTCCCGTCCGGGTGCACCTCGCGGTGTGCCTAGTCTGATGAAGTGGTACCTAAGCCTTAATATGGCTGGGTCCACTGTAAAGATGAAGACTAAGTTTGAGGAGAAGATCTTCAACTTAGTTTGGGCGGAGGCAACCGATTCGGTACTGGGACCAGCACTAAAGCGGGTGAAATCCGTTGCTAAGGACATCGTCATCCCGAATAACGGGAAGAAGAGTCTAAAGCGGCAGATCCATCCACTAGGTGATGAGAACAGCGCCGGTTATCGGGCTTGGTTTGAGGGCCTCATTATTCCTTCCTTCGTAAAGAAGTGGAGGAGGGCTATCGATCAAGCTGGCGAGGAACTGAGGAAGGCAAGGTTTGCCTGGGATCGAGAAGGGTCTTTGTTAAAGGCCCTTCGGTCCATTGAGGCTGCCCTCCGGTTACTGGCCCTTGTACCGACACGGGCTAACATTGTTCGTCGGGAGGAATCGGAGACTATTGTCAACGAGACCTTCCTAACGGGCGTGTTGGTTCCGCGTTCGGTTAAGCGCTGGAACACCGTGGCAAAATCGATGGGGCGTAAGCCTACTTCTAGACTTGGACCTCTCACCCGAAAGGGTAAGCGGTCTGGGAAAGGGAGAAACCCGATCAAGGCAAAATAACAGTAGTATTATTACCGACTGCACTCCACCTTGAATAAGTGGTTTCAGGGAAAGACTACCCTTCAACTCACAGCCTTCACCTTGCGGTGTTGGTGTGTGAAGCAAATAGATTACGCGTCTTAAGCGAC